GCATAATTAGCTGCATTGGGATACATAGAAACGGCGTTAGGCCCACCATATGCATCTAGGAACCATTCTTGAACGTCCATCGGATGTCGAGGTGCAAGCTTCTTCCACACAATTTTATCATCCCGCACCGTCCATACCTTTTCGAACATGTAATATCCGAAATCAAGCATCAACAAGCACTCGTATAAAATCTGCGACCAACTAATTGTCATCCATTTTGTAAGGTTGTCCCAAACAAAATCTGCAATCTCTCGATCAATATTATCTTCCGAAGCAGGTTCTACATACCAATGCCCCGCAAGAATAGGGGTCTTAATTAAGCGTAGCGTAGCCCTTACCTGAGCATCCCCACGACGCATCTTGTCATATACACGCAAACCGTTCAAGCCGCGTAGATCAGAATTATATTCCTCACGCGCAAAACTAGTCAGCAGTGACTGACCCGTATTACCTAACTCACGAAAATCATTGTTACTAGCATACGCACGAGGCACAGGAGAAGAGGCAAAAATCATTGCATCGCCGTCTTCTGTCATTTCTACGAATTCAGCTTCCTTTTCTAATTCCGGAAGCGTCAGATTTCTAATGCTATCCAAAAGTCCCATTAAAAGCTCTTTTCCGTCGTAAAGAAAGGCTGCGCGTTTGTTCGTACATCAGCTAAATTAACCGTCTCGTTCAAATGGTGTTTAGCTCCAAGCTCGAACACATGCATCAACCCATATCTTAGCGCATCTAACGCGTGATCATCAACCTTCATTGAAACATTATTAGGAGTAGTAGCTGATGTAGGCTGATCCGGCTTCTTTCCTGCCCGATAATTTTTGAACTCACTAATAAGGTTAGTACAAGAATGATCAACAAACAACTTAGGGGCCTCTAGGGGTGTCCCAAACTCATCTGCTTTGCCTATTTCCCTCATTTGAAGGAACGTTTTAACTAATTCAACACCCTGACGCCAATTAGTCTTTGCTTCTGGCATTGCTACACAGGCAGCAAACTTCTGACACACCACAGCCACAGCTTCGGGATCCGCTGCATCACCAAAAGTGCACTCGATTCGATAATCAGGGGGCTGTTCCCTGCCCTGCATTATCTCTAGGTGCTCCTCCAACGTCTTATATGCCACATAATGTTCGCGCCATATATAAATATTGTCCTGGGGATCTACCTGGAACTCAATAGCTGCCAGGGGATTTACGAAGCCCCAGTCAAAGGCAATGTAGTTTTTCCACTCAGGATTGTATTGAGTCTTGCGCACATGTATGGTTTCATCGAACTCAGGATAAATCTTGCCGACAAAGGACGTAAAGTCTGCCGCAATCTCCTGAAGGAACCACTCATATATAGTAGTCTTCTTCAGAAGCGCGATTTCTGGATCGTCTTCCCCTTCAGGATACACAGCAGGATTATCCCAGGACGGGAATCTCCACGATTCATACTCAGGAATATCTGGATTCTGTCCCAGCTGCCACATCTTATAAAGCCAATTCTGCCCCTCAGGTGTAGTCGGAAAATCAGCCCACCCACGGTTATCAGCCAACGCCGGCCTCAAATACCTCTCCCAGGTATCTACCCTGTGCTTCGCGGCCTCACTAACTATAACCCCATCCAAACGTTCACCAACCAGATTCTCCGGATGATCGGCTGATCGAACCTCAATACGCGTCTTCCAAGGAAATTCAATATACATATCGCCAGAACGCTTATTATAAGCCTTTCTGACCCTCTTATCCATACCTAACTGCTGAGCCACAATCAAATCGTCCCAAATAACTCGAAACTCTTTCTCACCCAAATCATATGTAGGCCCAACAATCCAAAAACGCTTATCAGGCAGGAATAACTCCGGCTGAACATCCTTTCCAGCCATCGTTGACTTACCAAAACGCCTACCACAAACGGCAACCCGAAAACGCGCAGCCGAATTATGGTAAATCCACTGTAGGGGGTGAGGCGTATACCGGATCTTCGCAAAGTACTCGGCTTTATTAACGGTTCTCACAGGTTAAGTCATCCAGATAAAAGGGGGCAGATCTATCCGCCGAAAGGTAGAAAGGAGCAAAGCACCCTTCAGGCCAACCATAATAGATCTACCCCCAAACCTGGGTGGGGCGACCTGCACTCGGCGGCCGACTCTACTTACAAGCGATTTGATACGACGCTAGGATCGGACTTAATGCCCTTTTCACCAGCGGCAAGGCCCTTAGAGGCAGCACCACGCTTACCCTTAATACCCTTCTCGCCAGCGGTAACAGCTTTACCAGCAGGGGTTTGCATCTTCGGCATATTATCTCCTTAATCGACGATTTCTGCCAAAAGCCTCTCGAGAGGATTATTGGCGTCATATTTAGTGTCATCGCCGATCTTCCCAAGAACACGTTCAAGAACGTACTTAGCCGAATCAAGGCGAATCTTTTCATTTGGGGAATGCTGCGCAAGATAAACCAGCGCTAAAGCAGCCGGCACCGTATTTTCGTCAAAGATACGCTTAGCAATGTCCTCGGACGATTCATCCGGGTGGACCTGCTTCTCGATCTCCAACGATCGCAGGGCGTTTTCAACATCCCATTCCTGCATATAAAGTAGTATAACGAAGACAAAGCTTCACCGCAACCACCGGCTCATTTTTGCTATATAACCGTAACACTCAGAAAAAATCGGTACGAAATTCGTAACGGGTACGGGTCTTGAAAAAAAAATAAAAAAAGTTGATAATATATTTATAAATAGTAGCAACCGCACAGAGGTTGTTACAGCAAAAGTCAGCAAGGAGGTGATGCAGATGACACCGTACGCAGTAATACGCGACCTGAACAAGGAGTTCGGAACGAACTACCCGACGCAGATGGGGTATAACTACGCGCGCCAGGGGTTGATCCCCGCGACCAAGGTCGACGGCGCATGGTACGTGGACCCGGAGGACGCGGCAGCGTGGATCGCCAAGTTCGCGGCCAAGAACCTCAGCGCAAGCTGAGGGCCCCAGCGCAAGACTGAGTAGGACTCGGGGCCTGAAGGGGCCTGGCAACAGAACAGACAGGGAGGGGGGCGCAAGCCCCCCTCCCGAACCTACCTCCTGAAAGGAGGTGAGCAAGCATGAAGAACGACCTGGACAGGAGTTGCTTTAAGGTAACCTACCCCAGCCAGTATCGGGCATACGTCGCCAACACCCTCGCAAGCGTGGAGTGGTGGAAGACGGTGGGCCTCCCATCCCATGGATGGCAGACCGTCGGTGCCCAGATGGCCGAGGAACTCGGGCCCCGGGCCGACCGCACAGCGGAAGGCGACGGCAGCCGGAGTACCTGGAGCGAGGTCCTCGAGGTGCCATTAGAGGCGCTGGAGCGAGGACGTAGGTTCCAGACCTACGACAGGGAGTAGGCCCCCCCGGCCTACGAGCGCGAGGGATAACAGCCCCGCCCGGGTGCAAGGCCCGGGCGCGCTACGGGAAGGCGACCGCAATGGGTGCCCCCTGCCTTTTTTTACCCCCGGGTCCTACACGTAGCGGTCAGGGGCTCTTGAATGGGAGCATCGCAGGGCATGGCCCCCCGGGCGCGGGGGTCCTGGCGACATTCGCTGGCAGGTCCTGGCGACATTCGCTGGCAGGTCCTTGCCTGGCCCGGGATGTCCAATGGCAGGTCCCTGCCTTGAGGCAGGTCCTAGCCTTGGCAGGTCCTCTCGCGGGCAAGTCCTGGCGAATGTCGCGGGGCGAATGTCGCGGGGTCCCAGGACCGCTGGAGCTCTTGAAATGGTCCACACCCCCTGGGACCCACACGTGGGCCCTCTCCCTTCTCGGCGGGTTCTACCGCGAAGTGTGGACACCCCGTCCAGATAGAACTAGTCCGCTTTAGGTGCGGGAGTCCCAGCGCGGGACTTCTATATAATAGAATCATGAAGCTAGGAGCAAGCAAAGGAGGTGAGTACCAAATGACTCCGTACGCCGTCATCCGGAAGCTGAACCAGCTGACCGGCTCCAACTATCCGACGCAGATGGGCTACAACTACGTCCGCAACGGATTGATTCCTGCAACCAAGGTTGATGGGAAGTGGACCGTGAAGTCCGAAGACGCCGACGCCTGGATCCAGAAGTTCGTTACCAAGAACGGACTGAAGGTAACAAGCTAGGCCCTCGGCTTCCCAGAACAAATAAAGGTTCCCGCCCTTGTAAAGAGGACCGGGGGCCTTTTATTTGTTCTTCCGTAGGGTCCGAACGCACCCATGCAGCTCTTGAAAGGGTCCGAACTATTTGGTCCGCCGGACCCCCCCACGGGGGCCCAAAAAGAACTCGCCCGAACGTTGTCCCTTGCCGTCGTCCCGCGGGACTGCTATATAATATAACTATACCGCAAATAAGGAGGTGAGAAACATGACGAACTGGGATAAATACGAGGAAACCGGATCATGTGGGTTCCCGTCCGAAGTGGACCTGTTCGACCAGAATGGGTTCATAACCCCATGGACCCTGGTCGACGCCACCAACCGGTGGTTTGGAACAGTGTACACCCAACAGGACGGATACGATATGATCCCGCACACCACCGTGGACCTATGGGATGTGTGCGAAGGTTGGTTCAAGTTCAATTACGTGACCAGGGAAGATGCCTGGTTGTGGGTTGAGTCCCATCGGAACCGCAATGATTGGTTGGCAACGGGTCGCCTACCTAGGACATAAATAGAGCGCCCCCGGTTCGCCGGGGGCCTTTCATATTAGCACCAAATAAATGACCCCAACCTGCCCCTATGGGGTCCGAACCCCCCACGGACGCCTCAAGAGCTGCAGGGGTCCGAACTTTCTCATCTGCGGGACCCCCACGGACCTCACAGGGGTTCTCTGCGGGACCCACACGTGCGGGGTTTGACCCCTTAAGCACCTTGAGGGAGTGAGGACTCAACCCGTGTATTACAAGGTATAACCCAAACTCCCTTTTGCGGGGTCCTGGAACCACAGGGTCCGAATGTTCCCTTAAAGCTCTTGGGGTTCTTGGTTATATAGAACTATTATACGACCTAAAGAACCTAATATGGCTTCCGGTGCTATTTTGCCCGGGTATGGGTCCGGCCCCGCGTTCTAGCGTTGGAACTAGTTCTATTAGTACCCAGGACTGGTCACTTGCATGGTGCTCGCGGACTGCCATATAATATAACCATACAGCAAAACTATGGTCTTAGGAAGGAGGAACATGACCCCGTACGCAGTGATACGGCTTCTGAACCAACAGTTCGGTGCCTCGTACCCCACACAGATGGGTTACAACTACGTGCGTAACAACTTGATCCCAGGCCGCAAGGTCGACGGTAAGTGGTTCGTAGAACCCAAGGACGCCGAGGCGTGGATCCAGAAGTTCGCACTCAAAAACAAACTGGTCGCCGTAACGAAGTAGGTTACGCACCACAAACAAGGGCCCCTGGTACGCCAGGGGTTCTTTATATTGGTTCGATGGTCCGAACGCCCCCCTGCAGCGCAAAGTTGGTACGTCCAAACTATTCGAATACGAACCCTCACGTAGGGGGGAGGGGTTCGTCGAGTGCCGGAGCAGAACTAGTGGGAACCCACCCTGGAACTGGTCTCTTGAATGGTCCATTGAATCGGCTATATAATAGAATCAAGAGCAAAGGTAAAGGAAGGAGGTGGAACCTTGAAGCAGAAGACCGAAACACGACCAGAAGTACGT